ACTGAACTGGGAAGGCTTACGTGCAGAAATGCGCAGTTACGGTGTTCGCAATGCCACACAAATGGCCATCGCTCCTGTAGAGTCCAGCTCGGTAGTGATCAACTCAACCAATGGTATTGAAATGCCCATGAGCTTGATCTCTGTAAAGGAATCCAAAGCAGGAAGCCTAACACAAGTGGTGCCCGAATATCACAAGTTGAAAAACAAATATCAACAGATGTGGGCACAGAAAGACTGTGACGGTTACTTGAAGACCGCGGCTGTGTTAGCGGCCTATATTGATCAAAGCATTAGTACCAACACATTCTACAATCCCGCACACTTTGCTGACCGTAAGGTGCCCACAACCTTGATTGCCAAGAACTTGATGCAGGCACATTACTGGGGATTGAAAACATTCTACTACAGCTTGATCAACAAAGCAGGATCAAAACAAAAGGCCGACGAGGCAGTGCCTTTGGAGGAAATTGATTTTGATCTTGAGGAAGACTGCGAAGCATGTAAGCTATGAACAGCGTTGAAAAGATCTGGGCCCGGGCAACCGGGCACTTGATGGGTGAATCAGATCATGACCGGCCAGATGTGCCTATATTAACTCTTCAGGAAGCCCGAATAGCCTTGTTCTTCAAGACGTTTTGGGTTATAATACATGTTATAACTTGTGGCTTTATTATAGCCAACACAATCAGACATTGGTAAAAATATGAGCAAAGCACAATACAATTTAAAAACAAAAACAGACTATCTCAATCGCAAGATGTTCTTGGATCCTGCGGGTCCTGTTACTATTCAACGATTTGAAGAAGTCAAGTACAACAAGATTGCCAAGTACGAGCAAGAGGCACGCGGATTCTTCTGGATACCCGAAGAGATCTCGTTGACCAAAGACTCACAAGACTTTAAAGATGCAAGTGAAACAGTCAAGCACATCTTTACTAGCAATCTACTGAGACAAACAGCACTGGATAGTTTACAAGGTCGAGGTCCAAGTCAAATTTTTACACCTGTAGTGAGCCTGCCAGAACTAGAAGCATTGGTGTACAACTGGACTTTCTTTGAAACTAATATTCACAGTCGCAGTTATAGCCATATTATCCGTAATATCTATAATGTGCCCAAGGATGTGTTTGCCACGATTCACGACACTAAAGAGATTGTGGACATGGCATCAAGTGTGGGCAACTACTACGAAGAACTACATGTGGTCAACTGCCGTAAACAACTAGGCGAAGCAGTTACAGAAAAAGAACACGTCCGAGCAATCTACATGGCCTTACATGCTAGTTACGCATTAGAAGCATTCCGCTTTATGGTGAGCTTTGCCACAAGCCTGGCCATGGTAGAGAATAAGATCTTTATTGGCAACGGCAACATCATTCAGTTGATATTGCAGGATGAAATCTTGCACAAGGAGTGGACTGCATTCTTGATCAACCAGGTGGTCAAAGAAGATCCTCGTTTTGCTGCCGTCAAAGCAGAATGCGAACGTGAAGTGTACCAACTGTACCTAGATGTGATACGTGAAGAAAAAGAGTGGGCTGACTACTTGTTTAAGTTTGGTCCTGTGATTGGGCTCAACGCCAACATCCTGAGAGACTTTGTGGACTTTACTGCCAAGAATGCACTAAACGAAATTGGTATCAAGTATCTGGAACCAGCACCTAAATCAACGCCTATTCCTTGGTTCAATAAGCACGTTGACACCAGCAAGAAACAAACTGCACTGCAAGAGAACGAATCAACTAACTATGTTATTGGCATCATGAGCGACAGCATTGACTATGAGGAGTTACCCGAATTATGATTGACGACAATTGGTTCGCACAAGGCGGATTTCAAACTTACAAACACCCAACCCCTATCAGTTACGAAACAGCCGCTGACAACGGTACAGTTGAAACACTAGAAGGCCCTGTGGCTTACACAGTAGGACACAAGATTATCACAGGTCCTAAGGGTGAGAAGTATCCTGTGAGCCCTATTAAGTTCTCGGCATACTATGACGACAACGGTGATGGCACAGCCACACCCAAGAAGATCATGAAGACAGCCAAACTTGCTGATCATGATGGTATGTTAAAAGCATCATGGGGCAACTTAGAATACACCAAAGGCAATGACTACATTGTCAAACACGGCCCTGGCGATTATGGAGTTGTTAAAACAGACATCTTTGCCAAGACCTACGATAAATCAAAAGAAGGAAAATAAAATGCAAGCTATTGTATGGAGCAAATATCACTGTCCCTATTGCGATCAAGCAAAGGCACTATTAAAACAAAAGGGTATCCCATTTGAAGAGAAAAAAATTGGAGATGGATATACCCGAGAAGAATTGCTAGAAGCAATCCCTTCAGCCAGAACAGTACCACAGATTATTATCAACGGAGAACTGATTGGCGGGTTCACAGAACTCAAAGCAAAGTTAACAGAAAGCACATGATGTCATCACAACTAGCACTAGAACCAAACCAAGTATACACATTCAAAATGAACTCGGGCGAAGAAATGGTTGCCAAAGTAAAACAATCTGGCGGGGACTGGATCGTTTTAGAAGAACCAGTGAGCATTGCCCCTGGACCGCAAGGTATGGGACTTGTGCCTAGCTTGTTTACCGCAGATCCCAAGGAAGAAATTAAGTTAAATAGTAATAGTATTTCATTGGTATCAAAGACTGATGATTCGGTTAGAATGAAATATCTAGAAGCAACAACTGGTATCAAAGTACCAGAGAAGAAACTCATACTAGGATAATATGCCAGCAGTACAGCGACAAGGTGATTTGGACACAGGCGGCGGGAAAATACTTTCAGGAGTAGGTTCAGTACGAACCAATGGAATCCCCACTGCCACAATCAACTTGGCTGTGAGCAAGCATGGCAAAGGCCCGCACAGTGGTCCACGAACTACTGTTGGTGTCGGCAGTGTGCGAGTCGAAGGTCAACCTATTAGTGTTGCTGGCAATCCCGACACTTGCGGACATTCTCGTACTGGTGGTAGTAGCAATGTGAGGGCTGGATAATGGCAGGGCCAGGATTTGGACAACCAGGAACATACACGCCACTACAATTGATTGCCGGCGCCGGCCTGCTACAAAATCAAGGTATCGCGGTTCCTGCATCGTTAACCACGGCGGTGAGTTCCTACAACTCCTTGACCTTTATCCAAGACCTAATGAACACAATTTCTCTTGGTCCGGGATTTGGATTGAATGCCGGAGTTATTGCAAGTTTAAAAACTCTAGGCAACACCACATGTCCTGCACTTGGTGCCAGTATTCCTTCTGCATATGCAGGGGTCAATCCCTTGATACCCACAATAGAAACTGGTGGCTTTGGCGCCCTAGTCACAGACAATGCCGCCCTGTACCTTGGTGACGGTGAGGTAGATCGATTTTGCCAAGCATATCAAATTGTTGTGGGATACCGAGGCACAGCCAATGAACTAATATGTAGTGCAGTAAATGCCACCACATATCTAGGACCCACATTCACAACAATGAACGACTTGATTACTGGACAATTTACCAGTGTGAATCTAGCATTAAAATGCTTAGGCAGAGATCTTGCACAATTAGGCAATGCAATCAACTTGGCCAATCTGGATGACTTTGGTACACCAGGTGCTGTACTACAACAACTAAGTGACGAAGCAAATATCACAGCAGGCACTTTGAGTTGTGTAGCATCAAAATTAGCAGAGTATGGTCTAACTGAAAGTGACATTGTGTTGCTGTGTACTCCCGGTGCAAGCAACAGAACCCCATCCATGAACGAATTTAATGCTCTGCAGAAAAAAGCATATTCTGCAATGGCATCAATTGATTCAGATTGTTTGACCTATGTACTGGATGTGCTTGGAGTAGTAACTCCCAACATTGGTACCATGGCTGACTTGTTGGATTTAAAAAAGATATTACCTGAAAGCTGGATATCATTAACAGTGCAGTCAACAGCACCCCCGCCTCCAGCAGGATCAACTACAGCAACGGCTAATCCATTGGCCGGGTCAATACTGATATTCAACACTGACGGGTCTGTGAATCCAGCGGTACAGTCGGCGTTAAATGACAGTGCGGCTATCACCTTGCCAGCAGGATGCGATGAATTGGCCAAGATAATACCTCCAGATCAAGCAGTAACCAACAAGGCATTTCAAGCAGGATTGCAAAACGTAGGCGGCATTTCCACTACCACTTTGCCACAAGTGGCCACCGCATTACTAGGATAATATATGGAAACGCTCAAAGGACTACCACTAGTTGAAGATGTTACAAAACCTGTACCAGACACAGTAACGACCTATTACAAAGATACATTTGCTACGGGCACTGGTGAGTTTGGTTCATTTACCATGCAGGATTTTTTAGGATCAGCTGTTGGCACAGTCACAACAAATTCAATGCAGAACATGGTTGCCACATTGCGCAACATGAATATTTCTGCGCTGACCAGTTTGTATCATCAGATGTTGCTTACTGTGCAAGGTGTGTACAATGATCCCGTGTATCCTCCGCAGATAATTATACCTTCGGGGCCGGCAGCAGGAACATACGCCAATGGCAATGCCGCATTTACGTCAGGTCTTATCCCGTCGGCAAACACATTGATATCAAGTTTGATTTCTACCTATCCCGCAGCCACTGCTTCATTAAACAACAGCACGACTGCCATATGCGAACAATATGTGTATGAATACACAAACCAAACCAAAGCAGGGCTAGTGTTTGCTGATCTTACATCGGGAAGTCAGCAGTCTACTATTAGTTTTATGAGCGGACTAGCATCAGCAGGACTCGATGTAGAGATAGGGGGCCAAAGCAGTTATCTTTCGTTGGTGGCTGATGCCGCAACAGAATTCGGACAGGCCATACTGGGATCATTGCGCGAAGGCCGCAACAACACACTGATGGACAAAACATGAGTATCAAACACGATAATATTGTTCCTAGTGTATGTACAGGAAACCCAAACTCAGCAGGAATTCCATCAGCTATTGTGTCATCAGTTGAGCCTGCCACACGCGGTACTGTTCGATATCTCAATTCACGTGGACAATCTCAACAAGCTGCCATTGTGAATGCTACATTGCCGCCACAGGCATTGCCCCCGGTGGCCAGGTATCAGGTACCCGGCAATGCAAACTCTACAGATTATTCATGTGGCAGCGAAGCAAGAGCAAAAATGCTTAACGAGCCAGTCCCGGCACCGCCAGTTATTGTGGAAGTGCTGGGATTCTATGCAAATGATGACTCTATGCCCCTGGGATATGATCCCACATTGCCGGCAAGCCAGTTGGTAGTTAACACTGACTTCTGGGTAAATCTAAGAATACAGCCCAGTGTTGGACTAGATGGATTTGATCCTACCATTATCTTTTTATCTAACAACATTGATGGTACTGTTTATCCTAATCCCACTGGTTATCCGGGCACCTTTGCTGGTGATGGCGCCTCAAACTTTGGCGGATCAGTTTACAAAGTTCCTAGCTTTTACATAGCTCAAGTTGGTCTTGCCACAATGACATTCACTGCCGGACAACCAACAGTCAACACAATATTTGGTACTGCTACAGGCAGTATACCAATTGTATCTGCACCCACAGTAGTAGTGGCTGTAGTTGAACAACAAGGATGGTTTCCCGGAATACCGGCGCCCCTGCCCGAAGACCCTGTACCTCTTGCGGCAGCTGTTCCCGAAACAGCCGATGCAAATGTTGATTCAGTGTATGTCGGTCAGGCACTGCAATTGGCCATAGTTGGTCCACCATCTGCAACATACTCTTACATTCTGCCTTGGGACTCAGGTACTAGTACCACTGATTCAAACGGTAGAAGCACCATACCTGGAATTGCCATGCAAGCTGGAACCTGGCCATTCACTGTTATATTCTCGGGAATCGCCCCGGTATCAAAAACGTTCTTGGTAATGGATGCCTATACTGCTCCTGATGGCTACATTCCTGAGGTAGGAGGAGTAGCATCAGGCTCTGCCAGTGGCGATAGTGGCAGTGGAGATGGCGGCGATGGCGGTGGTGGAGGCGACGGCGGGGGATCAGGCGGTGGTGGAGGCGGTGCAATGTAAGCACAACATCACTCAAAAATGTGGCTTTTTAGCCACATTCTTTTGGTTGACCAATAATTCCCATTTTGCTATAATACTTGTATAGTAATTAAAAAGGAGTTAGCAATGCGAGCACTTACCACTTTTATTGACAACAAAAACCGTTACGCCGCCCTGTTCCGAGGCCAGCGTACAGAACCTGTGTATGAAATTCAAACTGCCGCAGGCCGTAAACGTGTGGCTGAAATGATTGATTCTGACCTGAGCCCAGAAAATCTTTCTTGCGATGGCGAATTACCCCGTGCCGAAGTAAACCGACGCTACCGCGAACTTACAGCGGCCGCTCGAGATCTTGTTAAATTAGATCCAGGTGTGGCCCAATTCATGTACGAATTTGGTTGACATGAAAACACCCTTGCGCATCAGAATCTGGCGTAAAATCCTAGATTACTACTATCGTACTAAGTTTACTGTAGTAGAATTGCTGGTGATTGCAGGGGTCATTTTTTGGTTGACCAGAAAAGCGTATTTTGCTATAATACTTGTATAGTAACTAAAAGGAGTCCAAGATGACCGTCAAAGAAATTAACTCTGCTATTATGTTTGGCAATCTCACCAATGACGAACTGTCTACAGTGATTGATGCTGTGAAGTTTGCTCGTATGCAATTGACCAAACAAAAGACTCGTGCGTTTGGGGTTGGTGACCGAGTAAAGTTCACCAGCAACCGTAATGGTCTGACATACGTTGGTGATGTTCAGAAAGTCAAAATTAAATTTATCTTGGTCAAGACTCCGGGTGGCTTGTTCAATGTACCAGCCAACATGCTGGAGGTGGCATGATCATCAAGCCGTTTCGTATTTGGCTTGCTGAAGTATGGCGGGACAATTGTGATGAGAACGACGGATGGGGTCAGCCTAGAATGACCATGTCGGAATATTTTGCAAAATACAAATGGTGGCTCAAGCGTGAGTACCAGTACCAAAAAGGAGTCAGACGTGGGTCTTGATATGTATGCATACGTGGCCACCAAGGCAGGCCAGCAAAGAGAATACTACGACGGTGCAGTATGGGACGACACGTCAGGAGATGTTGTAAACTCTAAGGTAACCAAGCCACGTGAGATTGCTTACTGGCGCAAGCATCCTAACCTTCATGGCTGGATGCACCAGTTGTGGGAGGACCAAGGCAACTCGGGTCAATTTAATGGTGATGAACTAGAACTGACTTGGGAAGACCTGGATAGACTTGAGCACGTGGTCAAGAATAAAGAACTGCCCGACACCTCGGGATTCTTCTTTGGCAATGATGCAGATGCTCACTACCAAGAACAGGATCTCAAATTTATCCGCGAGGCCAAGGCAGAGTTGTTCTTGGGATTAAAAGTGTTTTATAATAGTTCGTGGTAATCAAGTAAATATATGAATGAAACAAACTTTTCAGACCCAAGGTTTAGCGGAATAATGGCGGCAGGTTGGATCCGTGATCTTGAAAGCTCGGACAGCCGCATACACAAAGAAAAAACTATTGAAAAAGCCTTGATGGCAGCCAAGCTAGGCAGTGCTGATGCACAGGCCTTCTTGTTCAACTGCTATCAAGCCTACAATCCTTTCTTTGTGTTTGGCGTTCGGCAAGTGCCAGAAACTCAAGGGTTAACTGGTCGTCCAAACCACTGGCCTGGATTTTGGGCCTTGTTAGAAAGTCTGCGCACTCGTAGCATTACAGGCAATCGTGCAAGAGAAGCAATTGACGATTGCAGTGAATTGTTTGACTCTGAGGAATGGAATGGCCTGGCACGACGTGTGTTGATCAAAGATCTGCGATGTGGCATCACAGATAAAACTCTCAACAAGGTAGTGGGCAAGACAGAATATAAAATTCCCGTGTTCAGTTGTCAGCTGGCACAGGACTCTACAGACCATCCCAAGAAGCTT